AAGATTACATTTGATTTTAATTCTGTTGAAGAGAATGTTAAAGAAGATTACGGTGACGAAGTGACAGAAATTATTACAAACTTAGTTACAAATGCATTAAAAAACTATATGGGGAAATGTTGAATATTGAACAAACGATTTTATCGAATCTAATATATAATGAAGATTACGCAAGAAAGGTAATTGTATTTTTAAAGGGTGACTATTTTCAATCAAACACCGACCGAATTGTATTTGAAGAAATACAAACCTTTTATTCTAAGTATAATGATGTACCAACTAAAGAAGCATTAAGAATATCAGTTGAGGAACGTGAAGATTTAAGTTCTGGTGACTACGAACAATCAAATGTTTTAGTAGATTCTTTATCTAAAGAAGAAGCAAATGACCAATGGTTGCTTGACGAAACTGAAAAGTTTTGTAAAGACAAAGCTGTGTATAATGCTATTATGGAATCAATTAATATTATTGATGATAAAGATAATAAGAAATCTGAGGGTTCAATCCCTGAGTTATTATCTGAAGCATTAGCAGTATCTTTTGATACTCATATTGGTCACGACTTCTTAGAAGATTCTGAAGCACGGTATGACTATTATCAACGTAAAGAGGAAAGAATTCCTTTTGACATTGAATATCTAAATAAGATTACAAAAGGTGGTATTCCACGTAAGACTTTGAATATCTTAATGGCAGGAACTGGTGTTGGTAAAACAATCGGTATGTGTCATATGGCAGCTTCTAATTTAACACTAGGTAAGAACGTTCTATACATTACTATGGAAATGGCAGAGGAACGTATTGCTGAACGTATTGATGCGAATCTAATGGACGTTGAACTAGACTCACTTGCCGATATGTCGTTTGAACGATATGAACAGAAAATGAGTGCTATTAAGTCTACGACTAAAGGTAAGTTGATTGTTAAAGAATTTCCTACATCAACTGCTCACGCTGGGCACTTTAGACATATTCTTAAAGAATTAGCACTTAAAAAGAACTTTGCTCCTGATATCATTTATATTGATTATTTGAACATTTGCGCTTCTCAGAGGTTAGTTGGTTCTAATAACGTAAATAGTTATACATACGTTAAAGCAATTGCTGAAGAATTACGAGGTCTTGCTGTTGAATATAATGTACCTATTTGGTCTGCTACTCAAGTTAATCGTTCTGGTTTCAGTTCTTCTGACATGGGTCTTGAAGACACTTCTGAATCGTTTGGTTTACCAGCAACTGCTGATTTATTCCTTGCTCTTATTCAAACTGACGAATTACAAGATATGAATCAGATAATGGTTAAGCAGTTAAAGAACAGATACGGTGACGAAAATGTAAACAAACGATTTGTGATTGGTATTAATAAAGCAAAAATGAAATGGTATGATGTTGAAGATTCAGCACAAGCCGATATAATGGGGAGTAATACAAGCAATGAAATTTCATATAAAAAAGAAGAAAGCATCTTTTCCTCGTCGAAAGGTGATAATAGAAAAAATGCGTTCAAGGATTTCAAGGTATAGAGTAGTAGTTTTATAAATATAGTAATACAAACATATTGTAAAACCATGAAATCTTTTAAGTCCTTTATTACCGAAGAAAAACTAACCCACTTAGAGCATGTAGAAGATGCTATATTTGATTTCGGCATTGCTGGTGCAAAAGAGGCATTGAAAATACTTGACGATGTTGCACACTCACTTGAGGGACACTCAAAACGTGCTGTAAATATTCAAGCAAAGGTAGATGGTGCTCCAGCAGTCATTGCGGGAATTGACCCAGAAACTGGTAAGTTTTTCGTAGGCACTAAAGCACTATTCAATAAAACACCTAAAATCAATTATACCAATGCTGATGTGGATAAGAACCACAAAGGTGGTTTAGCGGATAAGTTAAAAGCTGCTCTAAAGCACTTCCCTAAAATGGGTCTTAAAGGTATCTATCAGGGCGATTTCATGTTCACCCCAGAAGATTTAAAGAAGGAAAATATTGATGGTGAAAAATACATCACGTTTACTCCTAATACGATTACATATGCTGTGCCTGCAGAGTCAGATTTAGCAAAAACTATTCTAAAATCTAAAGTTGGTGTAATTTGGCATACAACCTACACTGGCGATACGATTGCCGATTTAAAAGCAAACTTCAAAATCAATATTAATCAATTCACTAAACAGAAAGATGTTTGGTTTACTGATACTAATTTCCGTGATGCATCAGGTACTGCTACATTGACGGCAAGTGAGATGAAGAAAATTAAATCAAAGCTTGCTTCTGCCACAAAAGAATTAGGGAAACTTGATACTAAGTCTATGGGTAAGTTATTTGGCAAAACGGAACTCTCGAAATTAGTTAAAGTCTACATCAATGCTCAAGTTAGAAAGGGTGAGCAATTTAATAATAAACAAAAAGCAGTAGGAACATTCATTGATTTCGTCACTGCTGATTACCAAAAGAAAATGGACAAACTAAAGTCGCAAAAAGGCAAAGATAAGAAGCAATTGCAACTTGATTCTTTTATTAAAGAATTACGTTCTGGTAAACTCGCAGGTACATTTGCCCATACACTAGAATGGCATAACACTGTCATTGATATTAAAATGATGATTGTTAAGAAGTTAGAAAAGGTTAATCAAATTCCAGCATTCGTTAAAACTGATACTGGTTATAAGGTCACAGGTCCAGAAGGATTTGTAGCAATTGATACACTATCTAACAGTGCTGTTAAATTAGTTAATAGGATGGAGTTTAGTAGAAACAACTTCAATATAGCAAAGTCATGGTCTTAAGATTTCAACATTGGTTATCAGAAGCAAGTATCGTAAAAGGTAAGTACGGTGTTGGGCATGAAGTAGAATTGTCTAGACGTGCTCCGGCTAATTATGTTAAAGCACTAGGTAAAGATATCGAATTAGCAGACGAAACTGATGATATGATTGAAGTTGGAACTGGAACCGTTTCTATTATCGTTAAGAGTGGTGGAAAGGTTTACAAGATTAATGGAACTAAATCTGGGATTAATAGTTCGTTTAACCATAAATCGGGTGGCGGTGGTAAAGCAGATACCCATAAAGCGACTAGAGTTAAAGAAGCAGTTTCTTTAATAGTATTTAAACATTATCAAGAAACAGGTCAGTTGATAGACGAACAAGATGCAATAGATTCGTTATCTGATTTTAATGCTGACGAAACGTTATATGCTGAAAAGTTCTTCGATAGTGCTAAATTACAGTTGACTTCTTACAAAAGAATTAGAACGATAAAAGGTAAAACATTAACTTTTGAGTTCCAAGGTGATAAAAACTCTAAGAAGATATACGATAAGGCAAAAACTTTAGGTGCTCCGTCTTCGCCAGATAACTGGAACCCTGCAGATTTGTGGATTTTCGAAACATCATTTGTTAGCAGTATGACATCAGATTTAAGTGCTATTGATACGCTTAATGAGTTAAATTTTTGGATTAGAAAAAGTTTCTTAACTGGAAAACTTCTTCCAATTTCTTTGAAGCAAGCAACAAAGAAGTCTACAATGGAATTAATCAACCCACTCAAATATAAGAACAAAAAGTTGGATTACGATTTTAACTTGAATAAAGTTACGATTTCGGGTAGTCTGAAGTCTGTATTTATTGAAACCAATTCTGGGTTTATATTCAAAGCAAATGCAAGGGGTGCTGCAACTAACCCAACTTTATATTTAGAAGGAACTATGAAGAGTGAAAACTTTGCCATGGGTGCAATTGATGCTAAATTATGGAAGAAGTATCATGGTGGTACGGTTCTTAATGGAACGAAAATTAAACCAACACAATCATTATTGAAAGCAGCCAAAAAGACATTCAAAGACAATAAGAATAGTATAACTCAAAGGAATAATGATATTCTTTGGAATCCAGACTTTAAAAAGATGGACGAAACATTACAACAAAGATACATTGCGGCCGCCTCACTTTTAGAATATGTTATGAGTAATTTCAATGACACTATGAGATGGGGATTTTTCACTGCTATGAAAGTAACTGACACAAATTCAATGTACGTTAAGATTAAATAATATGAAAACATTTAGCGAAATGAGAGAAGCATTTAAGATGAAAAAGAGAAACACTGGTGTTGCTTCTCAACCAGACGAGGAAGACTTAAAAGATTTCCTAGATAATTGGAAAAGGTATGAGGGTGCTGATAACTGGCCTAAGTGGGTGATGATGGCAATCGAAAAGCAAGAGGGTGGTCACGTATTTGGAAATAAAGCAAATGTGACTAAGGCAAAGAAAGTTTTTAAAAACCTTGCCTCAGGAAA